ACGGCGTAAGCCGTGTTTTTGTACTCGACAAGAAAGGTAAACCCTTAATGCCGTGTCATCCGGCCAGGGCAAGAAAGTTTCTTGCACAGGGCCGGGCGCGGGTTCACCAGATGTTTCCATTTACCATTAGACTTGTTGACCGGATCCGGGAGGACAGTGATGTGCAACCGGTTAATGTGAAACTTGATCCCGGCGCCAAAACCACCGGCATGGCCGTGGTGAGACAGGATGGCGGTCATATCCAGATCCTGCACCTGTCGGAACTGACCCACCGGGGCGCTGCCATCCGGAAAAAACTTGATCAAAGATCCAATTATCGGAGAAGACGGAGAACCGCAAACCTCTGGTATCGGAAGAAAAGATTCGATAACAGAACTCGGCCCAAAGGGTGGCTTCCGCCAAGTCTCAGATCACGGATGGATAACACTTTATCCTGGGTAAAGAAGTATCAAAGGTTCTGTCCGGTCACAGGCATTGTCCTTGAACGGGTCCGGTTCGATACTCAGAAACTGCAGAACCCGGATATTTCAGGGATCGAGTATCAGCAAGGCACACTGTTCGGGTATGAGGTAAAAGAATACCTGCTTGAAAAATTCAACCGGACTTGTGCCTACTGCAATGGCTTGAGCAAGGATCCGGTCTTGGAGATTGAACATTTCATCCCCCGCAATCCCTCAAAAGGGGATAAGGGATCAAACCGGATCAGTAACCTGGCCATTGCCTGCAAAACCTGTAATCAGGAATCAAAAAAGAACCTGCAGCCGGCAGACTGGATCCGCCTTTTATCCAGGTCACGGAAAAAGATAGATCAGGTCCGGGTCAAAAACGCCACCAGGTTCCTGGAAGGGAGAAGACCCTCCCTTGCATCAACCGCAGCGGTAAACGCCACCAGGAACGCTATCTTTTTTGAACTCAGGGACCTGGGCCTGCCGGTGGAATGCTCAACCGGTGGCAGGACAAAATACAACCGGTCCCGGCTGGACATACCCAAAACCCATTGCCTGGATGCTGCCTGCACCGGCCATGTGGAGTCGGTATCCGGCTGGAAACAAAACGTGTTCCTGATAAAGGCCATGGGCCGGGGCAGTTATCAAAGAACCCGTGTGGATAAATACGGCTTCCCCCGGGGAACCTTAATGGCCCAAAAGACGGTAAAGGGTTTTGCCACCGGGGATATGGTTAAAGCAATCGTTCCTACTGGTAAGAAGAAAGGAACGTATATTGGCAGAGTGGCTGTCCGGAAGTCCGGCAGCTTTAATATTCAAACTAATACGGAAACCGTCCAGGGAATATCCTGGAAGTATTGCAAAATCATATCCCGTCAGAACGGGTATAATTTTGCAAGCCAAGTTTCCTCCCCGACATGAATGACGGGGTTTCCACTTGGAGAACTGGATGAACGGCAAACAGGCAAAAAGAATCAGACGTGAAGTGTACGGAGATGATTATTCACCGAAGTTTCGACAGTATGGGGCAGGAAATGGATTGGCGCGTATTGCTGACCCCCGCCGGCAGGCATACCAGAAAATGAAAAAAGAATCACAACGGCGGCAATGACCGCTTGAGACACGGGATCGCTCCTTACCTCCTTGGGCCGGTTACGCACGGGGCCGATATCCCCCCTCCCGGCGGATTTTCATGCAGATTTTTTTACCGCAAAGGGTGACCTGGGAAGCCGTGCAACAAACCAAAAAACAGAAAGGAGAGAACATGAAATTTCTGAAAACTAAGTTCTATTTATACAAAATAACCGGCCGCGGCACAGGCATTGTCCGGGATAAACCACTTAATGCAAAAATGGACGGCAAGATTATATTGGACAGCTACAAAGTTGCTTACCAGGGATGGGGGGTGGAGAGGGGCAGCAAGCTTTTGGCAATGACAGCGGGTAACAGAATGGTATGGGAGGTAATTTAATGTCAAATTTAAAAAAATGCCCCTTTTGCGGCGGTGAGGCAAAGTTGGAAAAGGACAGCATGAGGCTTGGTTATGGTGAATATGAGTCAGACGAAACATATTGGGCGGTAGAGTGCCAAAACTGCCACTCAAAAGGGCGGCAATATCACCAAAAGCACTTGGCTAGCTATACATCACATACGGTCCATGACTTTAGGAATAATCCCGTGCTGAGGGCGAAGGTTGAAGACAAATACGATCAATACTGCGCTCAAACACGGCAGCTTGCTGTTGACGCTTGGAATAAAAGAGTGGAGGCAGAATGACACTTAAAAAATCTGATTTTAATTATGAGGCAAAAACTATTGTGCATCAGGCCCCGGCGGTATCATTGTGATGGTTTCAAACCCGGCAATCGGAGCGGTGAGCTATCGGCTGGAGATAGACAACGGTGTTTTTGCGGAATCAAAAGACCTGGACAGGATCATCAGCGTTTACAACAAACGGGAGAAAAAATGATAACTGACATGCAAACAAACCTGACACATGAGCGGATTGCCGCTTTGAACGAATACCGGGATCTTTTGACCCGGTGCTAGGCTGAAAATGAAAAGCTGTGCGATGTGCTAAAGTTTTATGCCGATTGGAAAACATACATGGTTGAGCCGGGCCGTGTATGGAAACCGATTGACAGGGACGGCGGACAGATGGCAAGGGATATTTTAGTGGAGGTATTTGGAAATGGAAGATCAGAAAAAATATGAAACAAAGCGGTTCTGTGGGTCTTGCGGCCTACGGGTAGATGGAATCTGTACACTCACAAAGGCAGAACACATCGAATGCCTGGCTGGTGATGAAAGAACTCACTGGCGGCTGAAGATTGAAAGTGTCAACCCCGGAACAGGCCATGCTCGAACCTGCCGGTGTGACACATGTTTGGAATATTGGAGTCGGCAGCAGGTTGAACCGGACCGGGTTAAAATCAATCCTGAGCCGGAAACGTGGACGGAGAAATACATCGCGTGGGCGGAAAAACAGAAGCGACATAACCCACGTGCTGAGGCTGGTATGTATATGTGTGCGGAATGCTACGGAGACGGGTGCATCAACGACGAATATCCATGTTGTGATTGCAAAGGTGGCAGCAAATTCCGGGCAAAAGATACGATCAAAAAAAACAACCATGACGTGGATGTGGACGAGATGGTCCAATACGATCCGAAATCAAGATATTACGATCAGGGCGGTATCGAGGTTTTGGAAATCATAAAAGCGAAGCTGACCCCGGAGCAGTACCAGGGGTTTTGTCTTGGCAATGCGATCAAATACACCTGCCGCGCAAATCACAAGGGCGATTATGACAAGGATCTGGAAAAGGCGGAATTTTACGCAAGGGAGGCGAGATGAGCATCGAAGGTCTGGAGGAACGGGTCATTGAGTGGGCGAATCAACGGGATTTATACAGGTTGTCAACAGACCTGACACGGTTTGATAAGATGGCGGAAGAATTTGAAGAATTGGCAGACGAGCTTTTCCGGCCAGATAACGGCAGGGTTGATTTTGACAAGGTGGCTATGGAAGCCGGTGACGTGATCGTCACATTGATTAACCTTCTTCATCCGCTTGGGCTTGACCTGGAGACTTGTTTGGCGGCGGCGTATGAGAAGATCAGTAAGCGGACAGGGAAGATGATTGGCGGGACGTTTGTGAAGGATGGTGATTAATGGGTAAGCCAAAAACATTCGCTCCTGAAATCCAGATTTTTTCAGACCGAATAGAGATTTTAGGAGAACCAGACGGTTTGGTTGCTCTTGGTGAAATGATGATAATGAAGGCTAAAATAGGCAAATCAATTTCAATTACATTCCGCGACGGCGTTAATAGGCCAATCAAAATTCTCAGCAGCGATGACTTATAAAGGAGTTCGTGTATGGGAGCAAGAATTACAAGTAAAAGAATGAACGAGATAGCGCAACAATCGATTGAAGATGTGTTTCAAGACATAAAAGATGTGTCGGAGCTGGAAGACGGAAACGCATTTCTTGTTAAATGTTTTGCCACTTTCCTTGCAAAAGTCATAATCGAAGATGGGACACTATTAACAGAATCGAAAGGATCTTGAATGATCTACCCCAACTGCGGAGAAGAAAAAAACCGGGTCCTGGACTCATGCCCTGTTACAGAATACATTGCTTCAACTTGACTATTCCGATAAATAATGTTATGCTAAAATAATGCGAAATCAATAAGGAGCAACGATGGCGGCGAAGCCGAAAAACAAGGGGGGCAAAAAGAAAATAGGCAGGCCGAGCCTGTTTGATAAGGTTGACAAGGGCAAGCTCAAGGCGCTTTATCTTGACGGCAAAACAGACGCAGAGATAGCAGAGATTTTCGGAATCACGAGAAGAACCGTCGTAAATTGGAGAAAAAAGAACCCGGATTTTGTTCTCGCCTTAAATGATGAGTGGAAAAAAGTTGCAGATCACAGGGTTGAAAGAAGCCTCTACGAAAGAGCTTGCGGATACAGTCACCCGGAAACTAAAGCGCAGTGGGTAAGTGACGAAAAAGGCGGCAGATGGGAATATGCTGAACTGATTAAACACTACCCGCCAAGCGATGTGGCCTGCATTTTTTGGCTAAAAAACCGGATGCCTGAACAATGGAGAGATAAGGTTGAACAAGGCGGAGAGTCGATAGAGTCGTTGGCAGACACGCTGGCTAAAATGGCTGAAAGGTTGCCAGGATGAGCGCAGAGCTTAGATTAAAACCGCATTTGGATCGGTGGTATAACCTGATTGAACATCCGGTTCAGGTTGATTTGGCAAACGCAATCAGCAGCGGTGTCAGGTTCCCGGTTGTCCCGGCAGGCAGACGTTCAGGCAAGACGGAGCGGTTCAAGAGGTTCATTGTCAAGCAGGCCATGAAGCACCCGAATGAAATGTATTTTGCAGGCGCTCCAACATATCAGCAAGTAAAAAAAATATTCTGGCAAGACTTAAAAAAACTTGCCTTTTCTTCTGTTCTCCCAAAAAGCCCGTCCGAGTCAGACTTGATACTCTTTTTTCCAAATGGATCTGAGATCCACCTCATCGGTTTTGATAAGCCTGAGCGGTTTGAGGGAGTGCCCTGGACCGGAGGTGGCATTGACGAAATAGCCAATATAAAGCCGGATGCCTGGGAACTGAACATATCCCCTGCCCTTGATACCGTTCACCCTGATAGACCGGATTACAGGGCATGGTGCTGGTTGTTTGGTGTTCCTGATGGCCTGAATCACTTCTATGATATATGCGAAATGGCAAAGCAGGAAATCAGTGGGTTCAAGCTGTTCCACTGGAAGTCAGCCGAAATTCTGCCTCCGGATGTCATTGAAGAAGCCAAAAGAAGACTCAGCGCCAAACAGTTTCGGCAGGAGTATGAAGGGTCGTTTGAAACCGTCACGGGCCGCATTTATGAAGACTATGGGCCTGCCAATTACACCAAGGAAGAAATCAAGCCACATGAGTTGTTGCACTGGATGCACGATCAGAACTTTACCCCGCTTTCAAGCGCAATCGGTGTGATCCGGAAAGACAAGCTGTATCTGCTTGATGAAATAGTGCTTGAATCCGCAATCAGCCGTCAGTCGGCAGAAGAATTTGTAGAGCGTTACAAGAACCACAAAAACAAACAGGTCTATGTTTACGGAGATCCGGCAGGCAGGGCGGGGGAAAAACACGGCCATGCGTCTGATTATACGGAAATTGAAGACGTTTTAAGACAGAATGGGTGGAAGTTTGTCCGAAAGGTAAAGCCAAAACACCCGGCAATCAAAGACCGGCAAAACGCAGTCCGGGCCAGGATATGTAATGCAAAGAACGAAATCAGCCTTTTTGTCAACACACAAAAAGCGCCATATTGCCACAAGGGGCTTGCAACGGTGCAGGTTAAAACCGGGTCATCATTCCTTGAGCAAGACTCAAAATATCAGCACATTACAACAGCCATAGGCTACATGGTTGATTACTTGTGGCCGGTCAACAGTCCACAGTCAACAATCCACAGAGTAAGGGCCAACTAATGCAAAAAGTATTCGAACGAAGCGACAACTTCCAAGAAGCCACAGACCGGGGGGAGCTGGTCAGGGATCTGTTGGGTGGCACACCTGCCATGATCGCAGCCGGGGAGACGTACCTGCCGAAACAGAGTGCGGAACATGCGGACGACTACCAGATCCGGTTAAGAGGGGGGTATTTGTTCAACGGGTACAAGCGGACCCGTAACTATCTCACCGGGCTGGTGTTTTCGGATCCGGTCAAGATCGGCGAAGACTCACCCAATAAAGCCGAATTCGAAGACATGGAGTATGATGTCGACCAGCAGGGCAACAATCTTCGCACATGGGCGCAGGCGTTCTTTGAAGCTGGTATTGACGATGGCCTGGCGGCTGTTTTGGTTGACTTCCCGCAGGTCCAGACCCGCACTGAAAACGGCAGACTTGAGTTCTGGGACGCGGAAAACGAAATATGGAGGGCAAAGACTGCAGCAATCGACGCCGAAAAAGGCTGGCGGCCGTTCTTTGTCTTGATCCACCAGGGCAATATCCTGGGTGTCAGGTTTGTATATGAAAATGGCAAGCGGATACTGGACCTTATCCGGATATTCGAAACCGTCGTTGACCAGCAGGGCGATTTTGACAACGACGACACCGAAATTGAGCAGGTCCGGGTGTTGCGCAGAGGGTCATGGCATGTTTACCGGAAGGACGAAAATGATAATGTGTACCTTCACTCCGAAGGCGAAACCAGCCTTGATGAAATACCGGTTGCCTTTTTTAGACCTGGCGAACCGATTGGCAACGCAGCAGCGCCGGCCCTGGAAGACCTGGCACAGCTCAATAAACGGCACTGGCAGTCCACTTGTGACCAAGTCAGCCTCATGTCATTTGTCCGCCGGCCGCCGTGGTTCGGGAAACTGTTGACGGATGCAGATGGGGCGATTGACTTTGGACCTGGCAGGCTGATTCATGCGGTTGACAGCGGAGCTGACCTGAAGAGCGTATCGGTCAATCCCGAAGCCGTGGACAAAGGCAAGGACGAGCTGCTGGCACTTGAGGAAAAGATGTCCCTGTATGGCCTTGTGACGCTTCAGCCGAGCTACAATTCCGGCAGCAAGACGGCATACCAATCCCAGCAGGAAACCACAGAATCAACCAGTCTTTTGAAAGATTGGGCTTTGGGGTGCAAGGATGCGCTCGATAATGCTTTTCGGTTTGCCGGTATGTGGATGGGCCTGGAAGACGGCCAGGAGCCGCGGATAGACATAAACACGGAATTCAACCCGGCCGCCGGCATGGAACCTGCCATGATGATGAAGGCTATCGAGACGGGGGTTCTGTCCCGGGAACAAGTACATCAAGAACTAAAGCGTCGCGGGTTAATCGGCGAAAACTGGGACTGGCAGGATGTGAAAGCGATGATCGAGGATGATTCCAGGTTTGGTGGACCGGCAGGAGCATTGACGGGCCTTGCGGATCAGTTCCCAGCCGTGCCAGGTACTCCAGCACCGGCGCCGGCTGGCCGGTAGGCTGAAACGGAAATTCGGTATTTGACCTTTCAAGGACATATTTAAGCAATGGTTTCAGGACTTGCACCCTCCGAGCTACTTGAATTATATCAGACCAGTAGGCAAGCAATCTGGCGCTATAACCTCGATAAGATGGAAATATCAGCGCTCAGAACAGCCATGCGCTCCACCGAAAAAGCCGCAGAACAGATTTTAGCACAATCAGCCGAAAGACTCAAACGATGGGAGCAATTAAGACGGCAAGATCTTATCCGGGAGATTGATGCCTTGACACTGGGAATCCGCGAACAGGTATCCGGCGAGATATCAAACCTTGCAGGCCAGGCCGGGGCCGAGTCGGTAAAGTACCACAGCCAGACCATGAGCCTTGGCGGCAGGGTCCAGGGGTTCAATAATGTGGCCTTGTCCCCGGAGCAGTTCAGATCATTTTTCCAGACAACACCGCTTGGCGGGGCAACTCTGAATCAGTGGGTCAACCGGGCGTTTGATGCAACTGTGCGCCAGGGGATACTCGAAGACCTGGGGGCTGGGGTTCTGCAGGGCAATGGATATCCCTGGCTGGTCGATAATATCATGGGGCACATGGAAGGGTTTACCAGAAAAGAAGCTGTCACGCTGGCAAGAACTTATGTTCAACAGGCGAATGTAACTGCAAATGACGCGGTCATGGCTGCAAACCGGGACATAATCAAAAAATGGAAGTGGTCGGCGGTTCTTGAGAACAGTAACATTCAGACGGGAACTGGCACCTGCATCAGATGTTCCGTATTGGACGGCCAGGAGTTCGAGTTTGGTGAAGGTCCGCCTATGATCTTGCATCCTCGTTGCCGATGCGTCAGGCTGCCGGTACTGGTCAGCTACCGGGAACTTGGACTGGACATCGACGAGCTCGAAGAAGTAGCCCGCCCCTGGACCGAAAGACCGGACATACCTATTGGAGAGGGCGGCCGGAACATAACTGGTTATGGTACGCACAAAGGCGAGTATGCCACATGGTTTGAATCCCGGGGAGCTAAATTTCAGAAAAACGTGGTCGGGCCTAAACGGTATGAATTGATCCAGGCTGGCAAGGTGAAATTCAAGGACCTGGTTGATCCTCAGACCGGGCGGTTGTATCGGTTGGATGAGTTGGTTGGTGGTGGGGCGAAAGGCGGCGGGTTTATGCCAGCGAAGTCAATCAAAGATGCAACAATATGGGCAAAGAGACAAGGCGTTTATATCGACCCTGGTGAATGGACATTGAGTCAAACCAATTCGGTGAATAAAGCAATCTATGACGCAAAACAAGCCGGTGACGCTATACCTAATAGCATACGCATAGGCCTTGATGACTATGGACCAGGGAATGTTCTGGGGTTCAATGATGCGGTTCAAGGTTTGGCTGAGTGGGAAAAGGACGGAAAGGTTGTCAAGAGGGTTTGGCTTAGAGATCAATTTGACGGTTCTGGCATGAAGGGTTATGTTTTAGACAATACATTTGAAGGGACAGTAAGACACGAGATAGCACACATATCCCATGTTGAACGGTTTAAAAAAGCAGTTGGCGACGATGACGTAAAGTGGATGAACCATGCCTTTTCTAAGGTAAATGTTCCATCCAGGGTGTTTACATATGATGTAATTAAAGAAGTCAGCCCATATGCATTGACCAATAATGCTGAATTTGTTGCGGAGGTAAGGTCAGGCATGTTAGCTGGCAGGAAGTTTTCCGAAACCGTTATGAATATATTTGATGCCGCAACAGGTGTTGAATTGGGAGTACCAAAATGGCGATAAAAATTGAATCACCCTTTCCGATGTGTTTTTCATGTGTTCATTTTAAAGGTCCGAGTGTATTTCCTTTTTCGTGTAGCGCTTTTCCTGAAATACCACAGGAAATACTAAACGGCGATCACGACCACCGTGACCCATACCCCGGAGACAACGGTATAACCTTTGAGCCCATAGAGGATTGAATGACACCGGAAAAGTATCGCGACCTTATAGGAGAAGCGATCAAAGAAACTTTTGACGGGAAAGATATGTCGGGCTTCACACAAGATGATATTGAAAGGCTTTTTGTTGAGTGCGTTGCGTGCTATTTGGCGAAGGTAGTTGCGTCAGAAATGGGGATTGGATGACGCTCGACAACCTCATAAAAGCCATATCCACCCGGATCGCACAGCTACTTGCCAGCAGATGGACCGGGAAAATAACCATTTGCATTGAAATGAACCGGGGGGGGATATCGAAGGCCAGGATAGGAATTGATGAATACTTGACAAACCCATAAATAAGTGCTACACGGATAATATATAGCTGTAAGTTCCGCTGAGAAAAGCGCATAACCCAAGGCCCATGAGCAGATTAATTCTGTTTGTGGGCCTTTTTTTATTTACGGCGAGAAGCCACATTTTAACCAGGCGTGATGCCAAAGAGAGGACATGAGATATGTTGAAACCGATGCTGGACAGCCTTGACGGGCTTGACGAAACTATCGCCGGCCTGTACGTAGAGAAAGACGGCAAGTACAGGCTGAATGTTGAGGGCGGGTTCAAGACCCACGAAGAGATCAACGGCTTGACGACTGCTTTGAATAAGGAGCGCGATGCCCGGTCAAAGCTGGAAAAACAGGTAAAGAAATTCGATGGCATAGAAGACCCTACCGAGGCGTTGAAGGCCATTGAAACCCTGAAAAACCTTGACCAGAAGAAACTGATTGACGCTGGCGAGGTGGAAAAAGTCAAGGCCGAAGTGACCAAGGCGATGCAGTCAAAAATCGATGAGCTTCAGAACACGGTGCAGGAGAAAGAGAACATCCTGACAAAAGAACTGATCGGCGGCAGGTTTGCCCGGTCAAAGTTTATTGGTGAAAAAATGGCTATTCCGCATGATCTGGTGGAGGCCCGGTTCGGGCAGAACTTCAAGATCGAGGAAGGCCGGGTGGTCGCCTATGACCAGCACGGTAACAAAGTATATTCTCAGGACAGGCCGGGAGAACTGGCCGAGTTTGATGAAGCCCTGAATATTCTGGTAAGTCAGTATCCCTACAAGGACAGTATCCTGAAGGGGTCCGACGCATTCGGTGGCGGGGCACCGCCAAGTGGAACATCACGCACGCCACCTGGAACTAAAACAATTAATGCCCGGGATGTAAAAGCATTTCAGGCAAACATTGACGACATAGCCTCTGGAAAGGTGAAGGTTGTCAATCAATAAAGAGGTGAATTATGCCGAATACAAATACTTTGACAAATGTTATACCACAGCTTTTGGCCCAGGGTCTTGTCACCCTGCGTGAAAACGCTGTTATGCCCCGGCTTGTGAATGCTGATTACAGTGCACAGGCTGCAAGCAGGGGAAGCTCAGTTGATATTCCTATCCCCGCATCCATTTCAGCCGTACCTGTAACTCCTGGCTATGCGGACCCTGACGATGACGGCATTACTCCAGGTATGGTTACGCTCAACCTGGACCAGTGGAAGGAAGCCCCATTTTTTATGACTGACAAAGAAATGATGGAAGTCATGGACGGGACCATCCCCATGCAGGCCGCTGAAGCCGTTAAGGCTTTGGCAAATGACGTGGACCAATATCTCCTTGGTCTTTACACCGGCATCTATACCGCCGTTGGGACTGCCGGCACCACTCCATTTGCGACAGACGTGACCGTTGCTACCTCGGCGCGTAAGTTCCTCAACAACTATCTTGCCCCCATGACTGATAGACGTTTTGTTTTCAACCCAGACGTTGAGGCAAACGCCCTCGGGCTGCGTGCGTTTCAGGACGTTGCATGGACTGGGGATGCACGTGGAATCAATGAGGGGCAGATTGTTCGGAAACTTGGATTTGACTGGCACCTTGACCAGAACGTGAAGGATCATGCTGCCGGGACCGTGGCAACAAGTTTTGCCATTAAAACAGCGACCGCACATGCCGAGGGGCTGACCACATTGACCACGACTACTGGTGGAGATGCGGATCTGAAGGTTGGCGATATACTTACAATTGCCGGGCATGACCAGCAGTATGTTGTGACTGAGGATGCCGAAAGAACAGGTGCAGGCGACTTGCAAGTAAAAGTCGATCCTGGGTTGAAAGCAGCTTTGACTGGCGCCGAAGCCATTACAATAGTCGGCGACCATAGCGCGAATATCGCTTTTCACCGAGATGCTATTGCCTTCGCCAACAGGCCGCTGCTTGACAGTGCTGAAGGTCTTGGAAGCCAGATTATGTCCATGCAGGACCCCGTATCCGGCTTAACCCTGAGGCTGGAAGTTTCCAGGCAGTACAAGAGAACCAGATGGAGCTTTGACATCCTATACGGCGCAAAGCTGGTACGGCCTGAACTGGCAGTTAGGGTGCTGGGCTAAACACTCACGGGGAGGCAGCACCTCCCCGTTTTAATATGGGGACTTCGTAATGAGAAAAATTAAGATCATTCCCACAAGAGAAGTGTGGCGCAAGTCTGATGGCAGGAGGGTTGTAATCAATGCCTGCGATTATGACCCATTATTGTATTCAGACAGTGAGACTGTGACTGAAAAACAGAAACCGGAGAAACGCAAGAAAAAGGCTGAATAATGCCCCTTACAGTCGGAGTTGATACATACGCCACGCTGGCTGATATACAGGCATGGAACACGGCCAGGGGCTACACCGGCACCATCACCGAAGCCGATGTCCTGCGGGCAATGGATTATATCGAAAGCCTGCCAT